GCTCTTTCTTCCCAGCTTCGCTGGGATCGCCGAGTAGTCACCCTAAGTAATACAGAGGTGGCTAACTTGGTTATCTCCTCGGAGCCTTTCGGCTCACCCCCCCATTAGAATGGGGAGGCCCATCTCAGTTTGATGTCAACCGACTGAGGGCGGCCTGCATGCACCAAGTGATCTCCCATCGCGGATGGCAACCCGCGCTTGTCGATCATCGAGATTTCAGCTCCACTGAGGACCCGAGTGGGTTCCCAAATGTAGCTTCCATCTCGCTGTTCGAGCAAGAGGAGACACTTGAGCAAGGCACCGTATCCGTCGAGAACATCTCTTCGGAGTCGGGCCGACACGACATAACCCTTAACAGAAGGGGCTTGCGTGTCGAGAGTGATTTTCTCGGATTGGTAGCCGAGAAAACTTACTCTGCCTAGCACAGGAGAAGACGGCAGGACTACAGGGAAATACCGAAGTATTCTTGTAATCCTATCGTCAAGCCACTGGCATGTCCTCCAGTAACCACGCTCATAGAGCTGATTACGGAGGGATACCATGCTAATGACTTCCTGGGCATGCTTCCGTTGTGTAGGAAGTAGACGACGAGCTTTGGCGTATGTAACGTCAAAACCAGCGTAATACTCCTTACCACAAGACTCTCTGAATTTTCCAGTCCAGAAAGACTTGTCAGTGTTCACTCTCATACCAAATGAGGTGAGAACACTCACAACGGAATGCACATACTCTACGGGGACAATCAAGTCGTCCCCGTAGACGCGCACCTTGTCCGAAAGGGAGTTTATCACCTTTCGGCTAAGGGGTGAGCCTAGCTCCTTTTCAATCCCCATGAAGATGAGTGTTAGAAACACGCATGCTTCAAAAGGAAAGCAAAGGGCCGAACCCATAGACGCGAATTTGGAGAGATGAACAATCTCTCCATTTACATCAGCCTTTTGTGACCGAGTTGCCTGAACGGCCTCATGCAATGAGGACCAATCAGACGTTAGGTCACATACATGCTGATTCGAGACACGATCCGACGCTTCACTCAGATCGAGTGTAGCGTACTCTCCTGAAAGAGAGCCTTCAAAGGCCATTTGCTGATTAGGCATCTGGTCATCGAAGGGGAGCATCCGCGAGAGGGAACCATCCCTTTTCACGTGATGCAGGATAACGCGCAAGATCCCCTGCTGCATGTACTGCATTGCAGTGGGTTCTCTCGCGATTATCCGAGGTGTCTTGAGCGTTTTAGGTACTGCGAGGACTTCTACAGCCCTCTCAGCACCGGGTTCGAGTATATCCACAGCGCCAAACTGATCATAATATGACCAGTTTGGAAACAGGTAATCACCAAAAGTGAATATCCGTTCCAGGCGCTCGGTCCATTCCTGCTGGTGGTACTTACCGTTTCCGGCAAGTCCATCAGCAGTACTACCAGGACCGTGTTTGGGCAAAACATTCCCATTGTCGATATCACTATCGACTTTGCGAAAGGTACGCCCAAACAGAAGAGAACCGACACGTTTAAAATCCTCTCTGTCGAGAGGATCCAGACGTGCTTGATTCTCCAGGATATCCTTCTCACACTCAACAAATCCTTTCATAGCTTTTGCTACCCGGGCATCGCTGCACGGGAGCAAAATACTTTTGAACATCAGCATTAGCTGACGAACAAAAGTAATTGCATCTATGTCAGGATTTGTGAGAAGCTCACCACTACTACGGTCAAACACAAGGCAAAGGAAACCCGAAAGAAATTTCGGGAGACCCCCAGAACGCTGGAAACCAGCGAACTGGTCGGAGCCCACGAAACCTTGGTCAAGACTTTTCTCAAAGTCTTTTCCAAAGTTAGGTAGGGTAATCGTCAAAACGATTCCCCTTCGTGTTTGAACCGACACGAGACTGTTTTACAGTCTCGGGTGGCGCTAGTGCGACATCCACTTGCACATTCCTGTGCAAGTGTCTTCCAGAGCAACATATGGCTTTTCAAGAACCCTCCTAATAGAGGTAGTTCTTCCTTAGACATATGTCGAGTTCACCACTGATTATGATGACCTCAATCTGTTGATTGAGGTTCTACGCAAGGAGAGCCCGAAAGGGCGCTACTCCTATCGTACAATCACAATCAGTACCGTTGACCAAAAGAGTACACCCAGAACAAAGGAAGAGACTGTACAATAGTACAGAATCCGACTCCGTCTGGCTCTCTCCTAGAATGAGTAGAGATTCCACGGCTTCTTCTTCCTGAAAGGAAGAAACTTCCGTGGAGTGAACCCTACGACTCACCACCAAGAAGCTTGGTGATGAGCAGGTCCGAAGATGCCGTGAACTGGGCCTTGAAGCCCGCGTAAACGGCAAGCGCCTCGGCGTTCGTGTATCCGGCCGGCGGAAGGTCAAAGACGATGTAGTTACTCATCGAAACTTTGACGTTCTGTGCGGGGATAAACGGATCCGTGGTGATCTTCGAATGGTCGACCCTAAGCACGCGTCGGGTCCTCTTCCCGTAGGTAGAGGATGCCGACTCGGCGATCAGGGCATCCGCACTCAGATATGACGACTTGTTGCTCCCCACGTCAACGCGGGGAAGCGGCGTCGTCACCGCTGAGATTGTGATGCTCTGTGGATCGGCGAATGACATTAGTCATTGCTCCTTAATGTCAGGTGTCTCACGACATTCTGACTAGTGGTTTAACGGTAGTGCAAAACTACCGACGACCTCGGGAGAGCCCCAAAGCCGCCATAATGGAGTACTGGAATCCTGACAAGGAACCCCAGGTCACTCCAAATCCATAGGGATTAGCCTTCACCCGCTTCTTGGTCTCAGTGACCAAAACCGTGGGTGGAAGTACGTCGAAGGGACTAGGAAAACCAGTCGCTCCGACGTACCTATAGGTATCTGTTATGATGGAATGTTCCATCATATACCCATAGGGCATAATCAGGCCACCGGTTGCGAATCGGGAGACGTTATGTATAACGTCGCCCATATTCGAAAACCAGTCAACGGCCCAGCTCCAGGGAGCGAGTTCCCAGAGTACATCTGGTGATAGATGGGCGCCCAATAGGAATTGGGCCTGGCGCGCAAGCTTACTAAGTGACTCCCGGCTGTCATATCCGGTAGGCAAATAGTAGGTAAACGCACCAGAAAACCATCTGTCAGTCACGGTTTCCCGTGTACGAATCACGTTCCCAGGAGAAGTTGTACCCAGCAAACTGTAGTTCGGGCCAGAGGCCGGAACTCCAGTAAAAGCTAGGGTATCAACTGAACTCCGTGTTGTTGGGAACTTGTAACGACGTCGGACCAATTGACCGGCATCGCGCTCATACTGTTCGAGCACTTTGTCGGCATGGAGAAGGGCATTAGCAAATTTGTTAATGTCATTCAACATGGGGTCCCAACCGAACTCTTTGTTCAGGAACTCTGAACCAAGAGTCTTCCCGCGATAGCGAGCCGAGTTATCGGCAGACTTCGCGAGAAGAGATCGGTTTTGCCAAGTCTCGTGACCGATCAAGGATGGCAAGCCATCCTTCATCAACTCACCGAGAAAGGTAACGACGTTACTAGGAGGATTGGCCGGTGCACAACGTGCAATGGCAGTCGCCCCAAATACGTTCAACTGAGCATCTGATGATGCTGCAGGTGTCGGAAATTGGGGACGATTACCAACCTCAGGTACAGGGACAGCAGCGTGACCAACATAGGTGTTGGTAACACTACTGCTCTGTTTCTTCGATATTGCGCCATTCCGCATAGCGGAATTTTTGCAATACGATTTGGTCGTGTAAAACGGACCACCTGAATCAATTAGACCAGTACCTTTAGGTACTGGAAATTGATGGCCCTCCGACTCAGTATACTGAGTCCCTGAATAATCAAACTTAAAAACAGTAGGAGACCCAGGGACACCGTTAACAACGGTGACCTGCTTACCGTAGCGAGAAGCTCCGGGAAGCCGTCTCCTACGTTTTGTGGTTTGATTAACAGGCAACAACAGCTCCTATGGAAGGAATTATACTCTTACGAGTATAGGTGGATAATGCACTGCGCGTCCCGGCCGC